AACCCAGCGCATTAATGCTGAGCATTCAGGTGTCCCTTCTACAGCCGGACCCCGTTGATTAAAATCTGGCGGGATCGTGATCGGAAAACTATACTGCGGCTGTGTGGGCGCTGGAGTGAAAGCGTAAAGGGCGCGTAACAGGTTGGATTTGAACCGAGCAAAGGTAGCAGCCGTCACAATGCGTCTATCACCGGAATAAAACATATAACCGATGAAACCGCAAATCTGACGAGTGCAAGCCAACGTAGCAGCTTCAATTGTCCGACCTATCCCCACACCCTGTGCAACCATTATTGTGTCCTCCCCAGTCATATTGGTAAGAGCGCTCACCCGAAGGTGAAGCATCCAAATCTTACCGGACTGGAAAGTACCACAATCCGTCAATGTCTTTTCCAAACGCCAGCCGGCGGAAGTGACAAGATTAGTCAACAAAACACGAGGATCCATTGGCTTAGCTTATCATAACATTGACGTCCCGGGATTGTACGTACCCGGGCTCTCGGCTCCGACGCCAACTTGGATCTAGGCCCGTTGGCGGCCTGTGACACCCAATGGTTTAATCATGGTTCTGGCTAACGCCGCCCGGCGAACTATACATCGGCCGGGGGTCACGTGCACATCACACGTCTGGTTGACCCTTAATCGCGAGCCCATACATCGCAAGTCAACCGTACGGCGCGGACGTTGCCCGCTAACCCGCCCGATTTCACATTAGATCGGGCGACACCAGAACCACCACCTCCCCAATGCAGAGCACTGGGGCTATAGCATGGCGGGCACCTACCTCACCCGCCAACCTCCACATCAACGTCTCTTGGACCGCGCCCTGGCAATATCTCTCCCGTAGCAAAGGGAGTTCAATAGAGCCAAATTCAAGACGCAGAACGAGTCGGTGGAGCCAAGCCGTTGATCAACCGACGGTCCCATCGAACCGAAGGAGGTGTGCGGTAAACGGCTAACCTACACAACAATAGTCATTATACATGTACTGGAAGCTTGCGACGTAGCGTACATGTGACAGGTAGAATGTCGCTGTTTATTCATGCTCTTAAGATGTGAGTTGGATGAGCAAGTAGTCCAGCAAGCCTGTATCTAACCTCATTCGTCTGCGTGCAGGCTT